TACGGGCGAATGGCAACGCTTCACGTTTACATACACCTACTCGGCTGTAACGGCTGGACTTGCTGCGCCTACAACAGGGGGCGGAGTTAGTGACGTAATCTTTTGGGGCTTTCAGCACGAAATTGGAGCCTACGCCACCTCTTACATTCCAACGCTTGCAGCATCCGCAACCCGTGGGGCAGACGCAGCCAGTAAGACGGGCATCAGCTCGCTAATTGGGCAGACGGAGGGGACTTTGTTTTTAGATTTTAATTTGCAGACCACGAACGAGGATTTTGTAATAGGTCAGATTTACAATAGTTCAACGCCAGCAAATAGTATTTATTTTTACGTTACATCTACTAATGTCATAGAAGCATTTGTAGACAATAGTGGAACCCAAGCCAGAATTATTCCACCATCAGCATCTGCTCAAGGCAGATATAAGTTAGCTATTGCTTACAAGGCTAATGAGTTCAAATACTATGTAAATGGAACTTTAATAGGCACAGACACAAGTGGTACTGTTCCAACTTGTAATTCTATAAACTTGATTGACTACGCTAATGGTGGAGGATATATGGAAAAATCAGCAGTCAATCAATACCTTATTTTTAAAACAAGTTTAACCAACGCCCAACTAGCAGAACTCACTACGATATGATATTCCGTAAATACCAATTTGCTGACTGGGCAACAGCCAAGCAAGCAATACAAGTAGAAGTAACAACACCCGAAGGAACAGAGCTTACCTGGAACCAAAACCTCGTTTCCTGCGTGGTAGAAATTGGGCACCTATGTACGCAATGGGGAACCGATGCGGAAGGTATGCCCGTATGCGAGGTAACTGACCCGTTGTATGCCGTAGATATTGTATGGCAGGATACGGCTCTTGCCGCTTACGATGCTTCTATTGTATGGCCCAACCCAGTGGGAGTAAACTCTTTTGGGTACACGTTAGATACCGAATACGGCCAAGCGTTTTGCGTAGTTAACCCCGAATACTGCCAACCACCATTCGAGATATGAAACACGATAGTACAAGCGCAGTAGCGACGTCTTGGAGTTTAGCGGTCGGTGGGTTAACAATAGCCGAGGTACACCAGATTGCAGGAATGGTAGTAATGCTGACCTCGTTTGTGTACACGTTATGGCGTTGGAATCGGGATATTCGTAATGATAAGTAGAATCTTCCGTAATCCAAAAACTACCGTTATAGGGCTTATCTTAATTTCATTCGGGGGTATCCTCGTTTGGTTTGAGAAAGCGTCGCTAACGGAGTTTAGTGCGTTTATTATGGGTGGGTTTGCGTTAATGATGAGCAAAGATGGCGAAGCAACAAGAGACAACAAAAATCAAGAAGTCCAAAAGAAAACTCGGACGGCACACAAAAAGCCAGAACAAAAGGGTGACGAGTAAACCGTATCGAGGCCAAGGGCGGTAATTCGGAAAATGTCAGAATTATCCACCATTAACTTGCACTTTGATAGTTAATGATGCTTAAAAGGGACAAAATGACTACAAATAGTGCGTTTTAATACACGTTATGAAACTATCTGAAAACTTTACACTTGCCGAACTTACGGATACGGATACCGGGATTGCTAACAATCCAAGCCAGGGAGAAATCAATAACTTAAAACTATTGGTACAGAAAGTGTTGCAACCGGTACGGGATAAGTTCGGAGTGATAAACGTAACAAGCGGTTTTCGTTCACCATTGGTAAACTCTGCGGTAGGGGGTAGCGCAACAAGCGACCACGTACACGGTAGAGCTGCGGATATTCAATGCGAGGATATGGCTGCTGTATTTAATTACATACGCAAAAAGCTGCCGTTTAAGCAACTCATTTGGGAATTTGGTACGGATACACAACCAAAGTGGATTCACGTTGCCTACGACGTTAATAACAACAAATCAGAAGTATTAAAAGCAATCAAGAAAGGTGGAAAAACAAAATACATCCAATTTTAACGACTGGCTCAATGAACTCGAAGAACTACCCACACCCCCTACTTGCAGCATTGATAATCCTGATTGTGAGTCTTGCTCTGGGTAGTTGTAGTGCTGAGTACCATTTGCGTAAAGCCGTAAAGAAAGGTGCTAATGTTTGGCAAACCAAGTGGGATACCACAATCGTAACCAAGGAACGTAACTTATGGGATACGCTCACGCTTAACAATGTTGATACCGTGGTTGTCCAAAAGGACAACATTCGGATTAAACTTGTTAAGAACTTTGATACAATCCGATTGCAAGCGACGTGCTTGCCGGATACGGTGCAAGTAACCAAGTACATTAACACCAAAATTACAACAAGAGCAAAAGGTAATTGGGAGAAATACCTGATGCTGTTTGCAGTTGGTATGCTGCTCGTAGTCCTAATAAGGCGATAGAGGTACTTTAGGTGCGTTCTAACGCATTATCTATCTAAATTGGATAGATTGTACCACTTGACTAATAAAATGCGTCTAAACGCAGATTTACTTGTTTTGATGTTTTTTGATGTAATCGGCAATTTTTAGAATTTCATCAAGCGTACCGTTCATTTTGATTCTGTTTGCTTTCATCGAAACGATAAGCACGTTGCCTGGAGTATATCCGGCATCTGGGTCTACCCTGTCGATGGACGGTGAATTATCTGCCATTACCTCGTTGAAGTAATCAAGTTCTATCCCCAGGATTGGGCAATGGCTCGGGAATGTTAGGTCGTTGGTGGTTATTGAACTACCAAACTTTGTTTTTTTTTGGTTCAAGAGTTGATTAAACTTAAACCTTAAGTAAGACTTAAAAATTTTTTCTTTGTCAATTCTACTCAGATAACCATCTTCAAGTTCTAGTTTCATAATTTTTTTTTTAAATATACTAAGTTAGGTTCTAAGTTAGTTTAGAGTTATTTAGTTTTAAGTTAGTTAGTTAACTTAACTAAGTTGTAAAAAATAAGCATTGGGCGCATACGCCCGACAAATGTTAATAACTTTTTAGTTATCTACATTGGTTAGACCTATCGTTTTCTTTTTTAGGTTTGCAATATGGCAACAGAGCGAAACGACCGACGCAAGAAATATCTTGCAATGGAATTAAAACAAATTCCTAATGACTATACCAACTCCTTCCTTAACCATTTTGGATTCTGCGACTACCCAAGAAGCGAAAACGAATCCTCAGCCCTCAGAAAATACAACACCTGGGAGCAAGGAAGGAAAAACTTTAATAAATGAGCATCAAGGATTCCATCAAATCTTCTTGTACTGGGACGAGCGTCCCTGATTACTACATAGGCAAGTTCAAGGGAATAGAGGCGTTTGACGTGGTGCAGGACTTTGCCCACGATAATTACAACCTCGGCGTAGCAATCGCCTACCTACTCCGTGCCGGAAAGAAAGACGGCAACCCTGCCGAGCAAGATATTACCAAAGCAATAATCCACCTACAACGTGAACTTAAACAGCTCAACGATTATGCCGTATTACACCAATCCCGAAGTAAAGAAGCAGATAGATTTGATTCTATCGGAGGTTGCGATTCTTTTCGCTAATTGTGATGCCAGAGGCCGTGCCTACGCCAAAGCCCAGGAGCAAACCCTCCTTAAAGAAGTCCACAAGCTCGACCCTGCCTTTGCAGCCCGCTGCGGATATAGAGATTAGTGTAACGCTATCTAAGGTTCCCTCCCTTAATCAGTTCTACGCCTCTAAGCATTGGATAGTTAGAAAGAAGGCCAAGGATAAATTTACCGAGGAGGTGCTTACCCAATTAGCAGCATACGATAAAACCCGATTCCAAACCATTACAGCTACTCTACGCCATAACTACGGATATGATAACGATAACTGTATTATGGCTATTAAGTTTGCCCTGGACGCATTACGCAAGTGGGGAGGTATCCAAGACGATAATACTAACTTTGTAACTAAGGTTACTATTAGCCGAGACCACGAAATAGAAAAACACACCGGGCAAGTAATTTTTTTTGGTAAAGGTGTTGTATGTTAATTTTTTTGCGTATGTTTGCCTTGTGTAACACCTAAAACTAATCCAATGGAACACACAACACGGACAAACTGGTCACAAGAATCCGCTCAACAGATGGTTGAGTTCTTACAGCATCGAGTCGAGGCGATGGCATCTAAGATGGAATTCCTCGAAGCAGAAAACGAAGTATTAAAAAGAACCCTATTAAACGAATTACACAATGCCTAAAATTACAAGCATCACCCCCAACGGCCAATGGCAAGAGTTCTACAAATTAGAGTTGCGTTTTGATAACGGAGACTTTGGAACCGCATTTGCCAAGAGCGAGACCCCTTCCTACAAAGTAGGCGATGAGGTTGAGTACACCAAGAATGAGAAAGGTACCGTTAAGATTCAACGTGGAGACCGCCCAGCTTGGACACCCTCAACACCAAAGGCAAACGATGACCGTTCGGCGTCTATCATTCGCCAGGTGGCGTTGAAGTCGGCTGTTGAAATGTCCGCAGCTTATGTTGCCCAAGGGTCAACAATCCCAGTTGAGAAAATCTTTGAGTTAGCAGAGAAGTTTAACGCTTGGATGTCTGGCACCCACGGAGCCACGCACCAAGAACACTTTGCAGCTCGTGTAGAAGAATCCAGTCCGTTTTAGGTGTTTCAGTAGCGACTGGTTGACAGCCCGGAAAGACGGGCAATTTAGTCGGGTGGCGCAATGGTAAACGCATCAAATTAGGTTACTGCATAAAATACTTACTAATTTGATTATTCACGGCAGCGGATAGTACCCGAGTATTGTAGGTTCGATTCCTACCCCGACTACAAAGACCCCTCTCCGGAGGGGCTTTTTTTTGCCCAATGTTTTTTTGTATTGATTTTTTGTTTACGTTTGCCCTATGAAACACCCTGACCTAATTTCTAACGATAAAGTATTGCCGTTCTTGGAAAGAGCAAGAGGCGGAAAATACTACGATACCGGTAAGCTCGGCCACCCGGTAATTGATGAGTTCCTTCGTTTCAAAGACGGGGAGTTTGTTGTTGTAACTGGCCACGCCAACGTAGGTAAGACGCACACGCTTATCTATTTGATGCTTATGCAAACAATGAATTACGATAAGAAGTGGCTTGTGTATTCCTCAGAGAACGAGGTACACTCCCTTAAGCGTAAGTTAATCGAGTTCCTTTCCTGCGAGCCAATTCAAAACGTAACGGAGGCCAAGATGTATCGCCACCTTGATTACATTGATGAGCATTTTCGTTTTATAGACAGCAACAATCTATACAATGCATTTGACCTACTTCGCATTATGGAGGAAATTCACGAGGAATGGCAGTACACCGGATGCCTAATTGACCCTTACAACTCCCTTGTAACCGACCAAAGAAAACTTGGAAAGTCAGGTATGCACGAATACCATTACGAGGTAGCGTCTGCGGTGCGAATCTTCGCCCATAAGAACTCAGTTACAACGATTGTAAATACACATCCGGTAACCGAAGCAATGCGTAGAACGCATCCTAACGGCCACGCTTACGCTGGGCTTCCAACCCCACCAATGACCTCCGATATTGAGGGTGGTGGTAAGTGGGGCAACCGTGCTGATTCGGTAGTAATCATTCACCGGTACGCCCAACACTTAACCGACTGGGTTTTTACTGAAATCCATTGCCGTAAAACAAAAGAGATGGAGACCGGGGGAAGACCTACGCCTTTGTCAGACCCTATCCGCATCCGTTCAATGAAGGGCAATGTCGGGTTTACCCACAATAACCTTAACTTGCTCGATGTTCAAGCACCTATTCAAACAATAATTTATTCTGATGACCCATTTTAGTCAAGATTCCTGGGAGATTTATATGCGGGATAAAATTCTGCAAGTAAGCGACGTTACCCGTTGGTTAAACGAGATGGCCTTGGCCAACCCAAACGAAAAGCACGTAGTCGACTATATGTTATCCGTATGGCGTGCTACCCAAATGCTGGAGGATATGGTAGATATGAAGCGGCACTTGGACAAGCGTATTAACGAGGCACGGGTAGAAAATGCCCGCTTGCTTATTCAAAACCGGGAACGATTAATTGAGATTGATGAGCTAAAAAAAGAGCTTTTACAAATCAAAGAAAACCTTACGCTATGATTATCCCAGTTCCCTTCGCACCGAACGAGGTCTTTGCAATCAATGGCAAAAAGTTTTTGGTATTGGACTATTGGCGACCCGTAAGCTGGAAGCAATGGAGTGCGTGGTATTTAATCGAGGACGAACACGGTAAGCAATACGAGGTTCCGTACTTCCATATTTTAATTCAAAAAGAAAGAGGCAACGCTAAATACGTTGGTACAAGAGTATGAATTACAAACAATTCTGCCAGAATATCGGTTACACCGATAAAGGAACACGGGATTGGAATAACGTAAAGGTTCGAGCAGCATACGTTAAAACATTCCGTCCGTTCTTTACGCTATCGCAGCTGGGGCAACAAATGGGTAAAACGCACGCTACGATTATCCATTACGAAAAGCTTAAATTCCCAAGGGATAAATTCTACGAAGCAACGCTTGAAATAGCGGAGAATCTACGAGGCCCACTACCGGAACCGGAGGAAACAGAAGAAGACCGAATGGTTACAAGCGTTATGAATTACGATTATTTGCTTGAGCAGAATGCTAAACTCGCCACTCAAGTAAAGGAACTTGAAGCGAAGTTGGCAACGCTTAAAGACTTTGTAAATGGGGTTTAGTATGAATTTTTACCCGTTGTACGGGTTTCTGCTGGGTGCTAATTGGAGCAAGACCGAGTTTGAAGATTGCGACGTACATACGTTGGAGATTTGCCTTGGCCTTATATTAGTCGAAGTTTTATGGGAATCCTACCCCGATTAGCAAAGCGGCACGACGATTGGCTGCGAATGGCAAAGTCCTTCGGTCTTGACCGGGACGATGCTCACGACCTTGTGCAGGATATGTACCTACGGTTGCATCAGTACGTGGACAATCCCGAAAAGCTCGAATACGGAGACGATGACGTTAACACGTTTTTCGTTTACATTACCCTGCGGAATATGTACCTGCGGGAGATGACAAATCGAGCAAGAATCAAGTTCGTATCAATCGAGGAGTTCGACGATAAGGAAGAAATTTACAATATAGAATCCGACCAAGCCCTAACCCTACTTTTGGAAGCCGTTAATGGCGAGGTATCTAAATGGGATTGGTACGATAACAAACTCTTTACTATTTACCATAACGGGGACGTATCGCTTCGCAAGTTATCCGAGGCAACAAAGATTTCACTTCGTTCAATTTACAATACTTTGAAAAATGGCAGAGACAGAATCAAAACCAGCTGCGACAGCGAGTATCAAACGTGGGCGGAAGCCAAAGGGTCTCGGTGATAGAATCGAGCAGATAACCGAGGCCACCGGTATCAAGGCGGTAGTCGATTGGTTTGCGGAAGCAACCGGAGTGGACTGCGGATGCGAAGCCCGCAAGGAAAAGTTAAACCGGTTATTCCCAAGCAAGAATCCTAAATGCCTGGAGGAGCCAGAGTACAAATGGCTTGACCAATTCTACAAGGAATACAAAAGCACCTTATCGGCAGAGCAAACCAAGGAAATAGCAACAATCCACGCAAGAGTGTTTAACCACCAATACCACGTTCCTTGCGGATGCAACCCGAAGCTTTGGAAGCAATGGGTAGAGGAGTTGCGTTCCGTTTATACTGCCTATGAGGGAGAAGGAACTATTTGAGTTCCTTAAAACGAACTACTTGCCCGACTTGACTATGAGCGAGGAGGCGTTTTCGCATTGGGATTGTTTCTCGGCGCAACACGCCTTTGAAATTGAGTTGAAATGCCGAACAACGCACTACGACGAATTGCTGATTGAAAAGTTAAAGTACGATGCGTTAATGGCAAGAGCCGCAAAATACCAAACAAACCCGATTTACATTAACTCTACCCCAAAAGGAATATGGGTATTCCGAATAGCAGGAATCCCTATGCAATGGGAAATAAAGAAACTACCCGCAACAACCGAGTTCGGCAGACGTAACTGGGTAGATAAGGATATTGCGTTTATTCATACTAACCAAGGAAAACAAATCTATGCCTTTACCTAAACCAAAATCCGGAGAAAAACAAAAGGAGTTTATTCAGCGTTGCGTTACGGATAATACAATGGCCAAAGAATTTCCTCAACGAGACCAAAGG